TTTCTTATGAAGACAATCAAAATGACTATTCCTGTTAAACCGCCGCAAAACGAGTACTACGTGCGACTTTCTGCAACAAAAGAAAATGACGTTATTGTTCGAGCGGATTCAATGGAAGAAGCCCGCGATACGGTAATTAACGGTGGTGCAATGGATCTTTTAAGCATGTGGACGGAACCGGAGGTGCGCGTGTTGAGTATCTCAGAGCGGTACACGGGCAGTGTTCATAACTCAACCAAAAAGGATAAAAAATGATTGTAGAAATGAGAATACAGAATTTTTTTGACGATGACCAATGGTGTTTCATGCGGATTCGTTTTTAGACATGGTGGCGGGTGTTAACGCAATTTTGCGTGACGAATCGTTGGTTGTAGGTAACATTGAGTTTATAAAAATAAACAGCGTAACGTTGGAAGAGTTAAACGGGGGTTAGCCCTCATCCAAACGTCTGGCTTCCAGCGTGCGGTCTTCTTTCCACTCGCTAAAAATCTTGCGCAGTTGCCCGCTGATCGTGCGGTCTTCAAGCTGCGCGATCTCTTTGATTTGCTTGTAAACCGGAACCGGCACAAGCACTGATTTCCACTTAGTTGTATCCATACGCGAAAGTATAGGCTGGTCCTATACCCCTTGCAATGAAAGATTTCACGTTAATTCCTTTGTTTCGCCCCAGCTTGGGCCAATATCTATGTCGCATTTGCTGGGTACTCGTAGGGTTATGGCAGCTTCCATCACTTCTTTGATCCGCCGTGCGTGGTCCACGTCCCGCACACTGCAACCCAGTTCGTCATGTACTTGCAACAAAGGCCGCTCACCAGCCTCGTACAGATCTACCATCGCCTGTTTAGTCATGTCGGCGGCAGATGCCTGTATCAAACGGTTAAGTGCCTTGTAAGTATATGCTCGGCGCAGCGGGGTGGTCGCCCCGTAGGCTGCTTTAGCTTCTTCCAACGGCATGGCCTTCTTGAGATCGTAGCCCAGTGGCTCGAACATATTGAACCGGCACTTCCTACCTTTTAAAGATCGGAGGGAGCCGTCTGCTTTTTGGTCCACGGATCGTGATACGCCGTTCATCAATTCTTTAACAAAGGGAACGCGGTTGTGGTATTGCTTCGTCAGGTCTTTGGCTTCGTCAATTTCCAGATCTAGCTCGTTCGCAAGTTTGTTCACGCCCATGCCGTACATCATGCCAAGGTTAATGGTCTTGGCTTGCTTGCGGCTGATCTTAGCCATGTCTGCCACCATTGTGTGAAAGTCCATGTCCGGATCATTGGTGTAGCCGTCCACAAATTCTTGAGCACCCCCCAGCGGTTTTCTTTTCCACTCCCCAAATACGGAGGCATAGTGGGTCAAGATCCGCGGTTCTTGCTGCGAGTAGTCTATTGCAGCCCATAGCTCTCCTTCTTCGGGCAGGAACAGGCTACGGATCAATGGCCCTAGCTCTGGATCGCGTGCCGGAATCTGCTGTAGGTTGGGGTTGGACATCGACAAACGGCCCGACACTGTACCGCCACCATCACTGCGTAGCTGGTTGATGTGGCCGTGGATACGTTTATTGGGTCCGACAAACTTCAGTATGTTGCTGATGAAGGTGCCTTGGATTTTGTTTAGGTTGCGTGCTTCTACCACCGTTTTGGCGAACGGGTGCGGGCACTCGTTAAGGAACGCTTTGGTAAATGACGGTGCGCCTTTGGCGGTACGTGGATATGCAACTTTTAGCTTGTCGAATGCTTTGGCTAAAGAAGTTGCAGCCCAGACCTCGACGTTGAACCCTGCTTCTTTGTTCAAGGTTTGGTATGCAGCCTTCTCTCTTTTTAAAAGTGCCTGCTTGGTCACTTCGCATTTCTCTAGGTCTACGCGGATGCCTCGGTATGTCATGTCAATAAGTGCAGGCGTGAGCCGCGTTTCGAGGTCATAGATTGTTTCAAGATCTTGCTTGTTGATCTCTACGCGGAAGAATTTGTACAAGTCGTAGGTAAGCCTAGCGTCTTGCTCGGCATATGGACCAACAAACTGTGCCGGAAGCTTCCAAAGTTCGCCCTTCGGATCTACACCAAAGTCTACGGCGGCTTGGGTAAGCAGCTTCTCTGACTTGGCAAGGCCGAGATAGTCGTAGGACAGGGCGTTGAGTGAGTAGCTAAACCTATTTTCATCAAGTAACGCAGCCATGACCATCGTGTCGATGATCTTGCCGTTCACGGGCACGTCTAATGCTTTGAGCCACCCAAGGTCGTAGGGTGCGTTGTGCATAATCTTGGGACAACCTGTGGATAACTGCTTGCCTAGCCACCTAAGTACTTGTTTTTTATCAAGATTTCCGCCGCCTTGGTGAGCGATAGGGTAGTAGGCTTCAAAGCCGTCAATCGCAACGGCAATGCCTACCACGTCCCCATCTTTGCGAGGCCAGCCTGCGCCCATCGTTTTTAGGTTTGGATCGCGTGTCTCAAGGTCGATGGAGATCTCTTTGGCACCAGTAAGATCTACCAGTTCAAAAGGCGCGGTCCATTCAGACTCAGGAGTAAACAGGGGGAATTGCAATTTATTTTCCTTTTGCATTTTCGTGTTCCATCAAGATTTCAGTGTAGTGCTTAACCTTCTTTAAGTCTTCGATACCGCCTTTGTCTCGCCATCTGCTGATGTACTTAACGATGTTGCCCTCTATAAACGGCATCTCGTTCGCCAATATGTATTCTAAAGGCTGGATCTTTTGGTTCTTGTAATGCTCTCCAGCGATTTGTTCTTCTAAAGACTTCATAGCACATAGCTCCGGTAGAAATTCTGAGGTTCGATAGTGTATAAATTCTGGCGTGTTCTTGTGACGGCCACATAAAAGACGCGGTGCATGGAGTCTGGGTCTTGCTCCATGCTGGCTTCGGCTGCGGCGGTAATATCTGTGAACAGAACAACGTTGTCGGCTTCGCCACCCTTTGCACCGTGAATCGTGGACAGGCGGATGCGGGGATTTTTTGTAAGATCTTCTCCGCGACTGACCAACGCGTTCAAATAAGCCACGTCTACATCTGGTAGTTTGTCCAAAGCTTCTTGCCAATCCATGTCAGGAGTAGCCAGTAACCCATTGAAATCCCTAAGATATTCGTAGTCCAGCATGACTTCCGGATCGCCTATGACCTTCTTGTGACCACGGGATACCCGCACGCCGTTGCCGTTCATAAACGAATACATGGCTTTGGCTGCGTCTAGCGACAGCGGCAAACCTTGTTGTATGCAGGCCCAAGCGCCGAGGGCCATGCGGATCTTCTCGCGCACACTGCGCACACCACCACCATGCTCGTAGAAATAGCCTTGGGATTTTAAAAAGTTCTGTACGGGTGACAGGAAGTAGTTGGCCTGCGCCAAGAACAGCCATGTCCCTTCGTCCATGTCTAAGCCGCTAAAGTCGGATAGCTGCTGAAAGATACCTTCGGCCTTGCGTGGCAAGTACTTCTTAGGAAACCTACGCTTGATCCTGTTGCAGATACGCTCTGCGATTGTGTGGATGTTGGAAGGCACGCGGTAGCTCTGCTCAAGCACCTCGCTGCCGCCGTCTAAATTAATGAAGTGTTCAACGTCTGCACCCGACCATTTGTAGATAGCTTGATCATCGTCCCCTGCGCAGTACATCCGGTCAGACTTGTTGTCGATGGCGTGAGCAATCTTCCATTGTAGGGGGGACAGATCTTGCGCTTCGTCTAGCATTGCCAGTTTAAACTCGGGGCACACCGTTGATGCGGAGTCTGCAAAAAGCTCTAGCATGTCGGTGTAATCAAATAGACCGTGCGTCTTCTTGTACTCAACCAAGGCCCGCGCAGCGTAATCCACTTCTAGCCACGGGTTGTTTAGTCCGCTGCTGTTGTACTCGGACTGCAAGGGCTGCTGCTTTAGCCGCGCTAGAGTAATCAAACGCAGCAGTGGGGATTCTTTCTTTAAGCTGTTGCTTAGGTCTTCTTCTACTTGATCGAGGCGCGACAGGCTACCTTCGATTAGTTCTATGCCTATGCGGCGCTCTACCTCACGGTAGTGCTGCGCAGTCATAAGCTGCTCGGACTTCAGCCCCGTCAGGTTAAACGCGAGGCTGTGCATGGTGCGAAAGAACGGTAGGTCCTGCTTGGGATCTAGCCCAAACCTTGCGGCAGCACGCTCTTTAGCCTCGTTTGCCGCTTTGCGTGTAAAGGCAAAGAACGCGATCTTGCTTGGATGCGTGCCCTTTGCCAGTTCTTTCTCCACCAAGTCCAACAATGTGGTGGTCTTTCCCGTTCCGGGCGGTCCAAAGATACGTTGCATTAGTGGATTTCCCCGTTCAAACCCTCAATTACGTTAAGCTCCGCCGGATACAAGAACACCGGAGTATCTTCGCCAAAGTAAGCACAGATGACGTTGTAGCCCATCCAATCAACGGCATCTTCTTCGCCCCAGTTGTTGTCCTTCATCAAAATTTCTACGCATTTTTGGTAGTCATAAATCATAAAAGGGTTTTCTTCACCGGCTTTTTCACCCACACCTAGAATGGCATCGTTAAAACCATCTAATAGCTTCAAAAGGCTGGCCCTTTGCTTTGCTGATTGTCGGGCTTCCAATTGTCTACTGAGCAGTACCACGAAGTTTTAGGGGGCTTAGACGCTTTGATGTCTAGGCGTATTTCTTCATCGGGCTGCGCTTGTAGCCATGCAATCATTTCGTCCCGATTGATAAGCATTGCGCCCTTTATAAAGTCTGGTGCTTTATCCCTTGGTGGGAATACCCGTAGGCCATCTACAAAAATTAGTTCTGACATTTTATTCTCCTAAAATGGTATCTCTTCGTCTGCCGAAAACTTCGGCGTAGTAATCCGACTGTTTAACTGCTCGTGTGCAGGGATTTTCCACAGCCTTATCACCTTTCCTTGGATGCGAAGCTGTGTAGCCTCGCCGTTTATATCGCGCAATCTCTGCGCAATCTGGTGGGTCTTGTAAGTTTTAAAATTGGCTTTAGCCAAGTGCGCTTCCAAGTCCTTCAACCTAAAGTATGTAAAGTCTGCTGACTCATCAGTCCACGGACGCTTCAGCAAGATCTGTTCTTTATCGTCGGCGGCTTGGTGTCCGGTACAGAATTCTTCTAAGTGGTCTTGGAACTGCCCGTTCACACTTACATCTAGGCTAACCTCTATGACGTGGCCTTCCGTATCCGACATCTCGTTGAGCAGGGCATTGATCCGCTGCTCCCACTGAGCCTTCTGTACGGTACGGGGGAAAAAGTTTAACTGCTCTACGCAAGCACGTTGGAAGTCGGACTGAATCATCAGGTCGTTGGTGCCCAGTTCTAAAGGCTGACCTTGAACGTCCAAGAACCATACCGGTGGCACACTGTTGTATTTGCGGAGGTTAGCAATCTGCACGCCTGACACAGCGGCATCGATCCCAAACTTACGTGTCTTGCATAGCTCGGGGTTGCAGTAGGCATTGATCGGCGCGTCTTTACACTTATATGCGTAGTCCTTGCGCTCAATTTGCTTTGCTACGGTGTTTACTTCGCCCAAGGGCAGCGGAGGGTGGATAAAGTTCATGTTGTGCGTGAGGATCTCTGTCTCCCACGTATCGGGGTACGCTTTTCTAAGATAGACCCCAATGTTAAACAGGCCATTGTTCCGCGCACCTTCACCAATACCCTCTTTGCATAGGGTCTGTAGGCACGGGGGGCCGTCTTGAATTGGAAGCGTTGGGTCTTGTTCAATGACCAAAGACAACGACTGCTCATATGTCTGGACGTTCTCTTCTACTAAGGCCAAGAACTCATCAAACGTAGCTGCACTGCCATCTAGATTGAAGGCATACCGCAACCCGTTCTCATGATCGAAGTACGGCATGTTTAAAAAGTTGCCTACATCTCCACGCTCTAGGTTCAAACTGATTTGCTTGGGGAAGATCTCGCTCCCACCGTAGCCTAGACCCGCGCACAGTTGTGTCAGGACGTTTTGCATGTCCTTGGCAGGTATAAATGCATCCGTAAATAAGAAGACGTGAGCGCCCCCAGATTTGCTTCTACACACTACTAGCGGCAGCTTTGCCGCCTGTATCTTGTCTATCAGCGCCTTGTGATCAAAGTTGTATTGATCAATGTCGATACACCCCCATCGACACGCATTGTCTTCGTTGATCGGGATTATCCCGATAGATTGCTGACCCGATAAATGACTTTCCCAATGTTCCGTGTTCCGCTCACCGCGAACTACGGTGGCCTTGCCTTGGGTCTTGCCACTGCTAGATTTGGACTCAATTTTAAAAGTGCCGTAAGCCTGACGCAGACCATCAAATATTTCTGAAAACTTCGCTATATTCATAAATTCCTTGATCCGTAGACGGCGGCAGATCGAAGGGGTCCAAGATCTACCGCCTATCGACGCTACGGAACGCCGAGGTGGCTTTTAAAAAGGATCGGCATCCGAGTTTTCTTCAGATTTTGCACGGGCTGCATTTTGCTCATGCTTCACCTTTACATCTCCAGCACTAATTGCGGTGTGAAACGCTTTAGCCGCTTGGTATTGCATAGCGTCTTCGATGACACCGTTCAACTCAATCTTCCAACCATGCCAAACACCCTTGGAGTTTTCTTCCTTGTTGGTGCTCAAGTTGTACACATGCGAGAACCGTGGCGGTGTGAAAGGCATACCTTGTGCGTTCAACATGCTGCGCGTAGCAATCATGGAGTTCCACTGACGTGACTTCTTCAACTGCGTGGACTTCATTGAAATCAATGCATTAGAGACAGTACCGTCTTCTTGAAGAATCAACACGTAGTGTTGGTGTGTTTCGTCGATGTATTCGCCGTTACCGCCTACAACGTACTCACGGTTGTCGCCTTCATCGCGCTTGGTTTCGGGACGTTCGTCTTCCGGTCCAAAGATCTTCATCGGCGCACCGTTACCGGAACCCCGAGGTGCCCACATTAAAAACTCGCGCTTGTAATGGCACGGTATAACGCGCATCGGCTTTTTACCGCTGTACACTTCTTTGGTGACGGAGTTGATCATATCGCCCAGCTTTGCATCAATGGTTTCGTCTTGATTCAATAGTTCTGAAGATACAATCTTTAGAAATGGCAACGCTAAATCGTCGGTTCCCATGTCCATACCTAACCCAGCATCTGCTTCAAACATTGCTGGCCCTGCTACGGCTACTGCCGTGTTTTTCTTATCCGCTACTTCTTTATCGCTCATTTTTGCGCTCTCTTAATTGTTGCTCTGTTTCCGATCCATACCCCAAACAAATCCATGTCTAGCTCCAGACCTTGCTCAGTACGATCTTTTACCCATGCTTTCAACGTGCTGGCATGTACTTCTTCTTTCTGCTCTGGCTCCATATTTCTTTTCCTAAGATCGTCCAATAAAGCCATTGCCTCGTTATCTTCCTTCTTGCCAAACCGCACGGAGATAGTGTTCTTGATTAGATCGCCTTCGCCTTTGGCGCGTAGCCATGCAAAAGCGTCTGCCCGATTATCTTCACTGATGCGTGCGCCGTAGGTCTGTTTGATTTCAATACGACTGCCGTCAGTCAAACGAAAATCAGAAAGCCCCAACTCTTGCATCTTGCTGGGCAAGTCTTCGTCGGTGAGCTTGAGAAGTTTTCTCTTTGCTTCTTTTAGGTCGTACTCTAAACTGGTTACCCGCTTTTCGTAGGATACGATGCGGTCTGCGATAGCTTGCACGGAAGCTAATCCTCTATCATCTGGTAGGTTCAAAGCGGCGTTGCTGTCCCCCGCCATCTGAGAAAGTAAATCACTCATAGTTTTTTCTCGTTTTTCTAGTTTTAAGCGGCGTTAGCCACTTCCCAAAGCAACAATAATCCCATACTATCGCTTATGTCAAATGATTTAGGACGATAATGCAATTTAAATTCAAAACGCAGCCATACGATCACCAAAGAGAAGTGTTCGATGCAAGCTGGGATAAGCACGCTCATGCGTTGTTTCTAGAGATGGGCACAGGCAAAACCAAAGTAACCATCGACACAATGGCAAAGCTGTTCTGCGAAGGTGAGATAACGTCTGCCTTGGTCATTGCACCGAAAGGCGTGTACGGCAATTGGGTACACAAGGAAATCCCACAGCACCTCGGGGACGATATCCCAGTAAAGGTTGTGCAGTGGCAACCAAGTTTTACCCAAGCTTTTAAAAAGCAGCTTAACGAAGTAGCCGACAAGAAAGACACCAAGCACTTGCGCATCTTGGTAATGAACGTCGAGTCGTTCTCTACTAAGAAGGGTACGGACGTTGCGGCCAAGTTTCTACGACTAAATCCGAACAGCCTTGTTGCAGTAGATGAGTCCACGGCTATAAAGAACCGTACCGCAAAGCGTACCAAGAGCATCATGGCGCTAGGTGAGTTAGCCAAGTACCGCCGGATCTTGACCGGTAGTCCTATTACCAAGAACCCAATGGACTTGTACTCACAATGCGCGTTCTTAGGGACAAGAATGCTTCAACAGCCCAGCTACTATGCTTTCCAAGGCCGCTACGCGGTCATGCAGACGCGTAAGTTTGGTAACCGTAGCTTTCAACAGATAACTGGATACCGCAACCTTGGCGAGTTAAATGGGATTCTGGATGAGTTCTCTAGCCGAGTTTTAAAAGAAGACTGCTTGGATCTACCCGAAAAGATCTACACCCAGCGCAGCGTACCGCTGACCAAAGAGCAAGCTTCTGCGTATAAACAGATGCAGGACATGGCTTTGGCTATGCTTGAAAAGGGCGAACTGGCAACAACACAAAGCGTTTTGACACAGATCATGCGACTACAGGAGATCTGCTGCGGGCACTTGAAGACTGACGATGGTGAGATACAAGCCATACCCAGTAACCGAATGAACGAGATGCTAAACGTAGTCTCTGAGATGAACGGCAAAGTAATCATCTGGGCAAGCTGGGTGTATGACATAGAGCAGATAGAGAAAGAACTGAGCGCAGCCTATGGGCCGAGCGCCGTGCGCACTTTCTATGGGGCCACGCCTACTGATGCTCGGGACCAGATCGTGGCGGATTTCCAAGATCCGGACAGTGACGTTCGGTTCTTTGTGGCTAACCCGCGCACAGGGGGCTACGGACTGACGCTTACGGCGGCTACCAACATGATCTACTACAACAATCAGTACGACTTGGAGATACGGCTACAGTCCGAGGACCGAGCGCATAGGATAGGGCAAACGCAGCATGTTCTGTATGTGGATCTAATTAGCCCAGACACGGTGGATGAGAAGATAATACAGGCATTGAAGGACAAGATAGACATAGCTCAAGAAGTCTTGGGCGAGTCAGCTAAGAAGTGGCTTATCTAGGTTCTACGGCAGGAATGGGCGCTCGAAGCATTAGATTTTCTTGTCTCTCCGGGGTAAAAAACTGCATGGCTACTTTTCCGGCAGCTTCTAACTCTTGAATTTTTTCTTTATCCAACGTGTTTAACTTGCGGACATCGCCGTTTGCTATAGATAGTTTATCTAACGCATCTAAATAAAAATGCTGCCCATTTACGTTTTGCATCTTATCGAAGACTCTTTTTGCTTTGTCCCCTTCGACGCGCACGTTAAATAAAGAACTCAGCGGGCCTTCGTAATAATCTTCCTGCGCAAAATTTGCAAGTTCTGGCAAAGGTAAAACATCTTCGGCACCACGGTGAAACAGTTCATGACTGAGTACGTTAGCTACAGATTCTTTTCCGGTGCGATCTACGTTTTCTTGATCTTCTATTGCTTGCATGTACTCAGGAGAGTTAAACATCATAACGGCACCGGGTTTAGGAAGCCCTAAATTAAAAAGGCCCCGTAGGTTTTTGCCGTATTCTTCTTCTAAATCTTGCGGTGTTTCACTTTTTGGTGCGTAAAAACCGGCAATAAGTTTGTTTCCGCTAGACATGGACGGAAAATTTCCAAAACTACGGTCTTCTTTTCCGGGCATACCGTAAGAAATAACTTCTGCATTTCGACCAGTTTGCGGGTAATCCCCGTCATAGCCCATGTCTGACACGAACCCCAGCGGGGTGCCTCTTCGCATGTTTTCGGGCAACAATTGTTGCTGTGAATACATATATTCCGCGTCACCCATTTGCTCTGCCGCTTTACGCGCAAGCTCTAAGTCTTCGGGATTAGCTAAACTTTCGATGCCTTCAGCCATTTCAATATTGCCCAAACGGGTTGTTACCAGAGTTTTGTAAGAACCGTTGCCGTCCGGTCATAGGTTGTGGTTGTGGTGGAGAGTATTGCGGTTGTTGAAACTGCATGTTATTTCCACCAAAAGAACCCGCGTTATAATTACTTTGTCCGCCGTTGTTTTGCATTGCTTTCTGAAACATCTGGATCATCAGCCCCACCATGCCTTGCATATCTTGCTGACTATACTGTTGCTGCATTTGCGGTTGTGGCTGCTGCATTTGTGGTTGCTGCATTTGTGGTTGCTGCATTAGGGACATATCCGGCATCGACGCGGGTGGACCAGATGAAGCAGTCGATTGCGCATATTGTTGTTGCTGCACCGGATCAATTTGAGCCAGTTGCGTCTTAAACTTAGAGTCATATGCAGTTAGTTGAGCGAAAGCATCACTATCTTGACCTCTACTCTGTTCATGTCTTTTAAGAATACCCTGATACTGCGGAGAATTCCTTTCCTTGTCCACATTGGACACAAACTGTTGCATGGGGTTTAGTTGGCCTGCAAGGCTTTCTGGCCCTCGCGTTCGTATTTGAGGCGGTTTTGGCAAGCCGCCTATTCCAAGATTACTTTGATTGTCATTAAAAGAGCTTGAATCAACGTCATATTGTTTAGCTATATCAAAAGCTTCGGGGTTTTGCTCGTAAAAATCACCTAAAGATTTGGCGTGGCTTGCGGCATGAGGGCCACCCGATGTAAATTTATCCGTCAGGGGGTCTTTGTACATTATTGCAATCTGCGATTCTGGACCAGTGGGCTTTTCTGGCATCGTAAAGCCGCGATCCGCAAGCACTTCTTCCAAAGACTTAGAAGAGGCGTTGCCGTATTGCCCGCTACCAAGTTGCCCAAATTGCCCGCTTATAGAATCGGCGGCAAGGCTACCAATGCCGCCTCGCAACGGCTCGGATTCGTTCTGCAATGTTTGTTGTTGTAGCGGTGCTTTTGGGGCACCACCACCAACGTTAAGGACGTTTTTAGGGGCCTGCTGTTGCATCCCACCAATCAAGCCGTTCTGCATCATAGGCATGGGTTGTTGTCTAAACATTAACCCGGAGCCTGTGGCAGAGATCCAATACCTTGTTGAGTGATCAGGCTTGAGATCGGATCGTTAGGAAACATGGCCGCGTACCGCGAACGTTGATCCCCTGCTGGTGCAGGTTGTGCCGCTGGCCGTGGTTGTGGAGCCGCTGGAGGCGGTGCGATCCGCGCAGTCATTTGAGGCGAAGGCATGGGCGGTGCCATTGGTTGGACAGCCGCGACAGGCGGTTCGTCTAGTGTAGGCCGCTCTTCCATTGCCGCTTCTGCACCTCGAACACTAAGACCGCCTAGATAACTAGGAGAACCTAAAATGTTTCTACCTACGCGCAACAAGATTTTATTAGCACCCTTGTTTTGTTCTTCAAGGGATGCGCCTTTACGCATTAAATTAGCTAAAGACCCTGCTTGTCCCGGCTTAGAAATATCAATCAAAACGTCTTTTATCAGTGCTTGAGGCAAGTTGATAAAGAAGTTTTTAGCTGCCGAGGCACCCGCACCAGTTGTTTGAATGGTGGGCGAGATACCTATCTGTTGAAGACCCGCACTAACTCCTTGAGCACCAAACAGGCGGGCGGCAAACTCTTTTGCCGCAGACGTTTCTTGTGCATTAAGAAAATCATCGGCACCCGCCTCTAAAGCGTCTTGAAGTTTTTCTCCTCGCTTCAAAAAATCTTTTAGCGCCGCAGCTTGTCCTTCGGGCACCCCATCATTTCTTTGTAAAATAGCCATTAAGCTATCTTGACCTTTTGGAAACTGACTAAAGCCTGTCAGGTCTTTTGTCGTACCCGTAGCAAACAAAATTCCATTTAACTTTTTAAAATCCACCGCACGGTTAGACGTAGATGCCGTAATGGCAGAAGCCAATAGAGTAGAAAACATACCCTCTTTAAATTGATTTTTTTGAGAATCACTGGTGTCCGCAGCGTTTATTCTCTTAGACAACTCTTCAAGATCTCTTACAACCGTTTTGCTGTTTATTACTCTTGATATAATCGTTTCAGCACTATCTGCCTCTAAAAACTTAGCTAAAGATACTTCGTTGCGATTATTTTTTGCATGTTCGGATATCTGGTTAAGGGAACTTTCTAATTGTATCTGAGCTGTTTGAACGTTAGAAAGATCGTTAAGAAGTGCGCCACTGGGGTCCATAGCATTAAGGAGCGTTTGGTTTTCATCTACAAACGTTTTTAACTTTTCTGGGTCAATTTTTAAAACTGTTTCAGTGTTTCCCGTGATCAAGTTTTTTACAGGAGTAGCTGTTGCCTCTAACGCCAGCTTGTTTCTTAAAAACACGTCCATTGCGCCGGTAACAGTGCCCAAAATTTCGTCATTACCTTCTCCGAAGTTCATCGCAGCAATCAGGTCTTTAACTTTTTTTGTTTGTTTGGCGGCAGAACCACTAAACAATTCTTCTAACGCAGATTCGGGGTCTATTACTTCTGCACCAGCTTGCCCAGTTCGACCTAATTTACCGGCAAACGTTCTACCAAAAACTTCTTGATAAGAAAGCGCATAGTTTTCCGCCGCAACCAAGGCTTTGATGTTGTCGGAAACTTCTCCGTCTGAATCGGTTCCATCTTTAATTCTTTTGCCAATAGCTTCAGTTACGCCGTCATCTAAAACTTTAAGCTGCGCCGTAGTTGGCCCTTCAACAACGCCTCTAGCTGCAACACGATACTGCTGCCTAACTTTATTGCGGAACGCCAGTAACTCGCCTATGGTTTCCATTTTAGGCACATCATTGACCATGCGACCAAGGTCCACCGTAGCTAAACTATCGGTTACTTTCTGTAACTCAAGCTTATTTGTTTGTATGGTTTGTGTTTGAGTTGCCAGTTTCAACACGTTTTTTTCAAGATTTGACGGTAAATCAATACCTAACTCACCGTTTTTAATTCCATCAATTAATTTATCTACATCACCGCCTACATTTTCATCTTTCATTAATGTAGTAAATTCACCAAAAGCATCGTTACCCTGACGTGTATTAGCAAAGTCTTGAAAAGTTTTGCCTAAAGTGCGATTTCTGCTTGTTAATGTTTTTTGTTGGCTTGTAAGCGTTTTGAGAGCATCCGATACCGCATCATCTGGTTCATCTAAACCATAACCGCGCAGATCTGGCATTAAAGTGCCTTGTAACTTACCTTCCTTAGTTAACAAGTTTTCTGATCTAAGCCTTCGGTATGCGGCCAGAAGAGGAGCAGTGTCTACTTCAACCTGCTGATCTACCGCGTCATAAAGACCTTTTCTAATCTTCTTGGCATCGGCCATTGCCGCTAAGGCGGCGTTTTTTATTATATCGCCTTGTTCCGCTTGAATATCTACACTGGTTTTTTTACCTACTACACCAACTTCACGTAAAACTAACTTTTCTGCTGCAAGTGCCGCTTTAGATAAATGTATGTCTAACAACCCGGTGAGCAGAGCTTCCGTACCTGTTTTTTCTAAAAATGCGGCTGCTTTTAAAGATTTTTCACTGTTTTCTGCTATTAATGTTTCAACTAACCCGCGGATATGCGTAACAGCCGATATGCCCGCAGCTTTTTGTTGATTAGTAAGCACATCATTACCCTTTCGAGTAGTTGCTTCGTTAAGCAAAAAGAACGGATCGTTGCTTAGTTGGCCCGCCGTGACTAATTTTGCAAACTCGGGGTCTGCCGCAATTAATCTATCTAGCTCTGCGGCAAATTCAACCGGGTTCCCGCCAAATTTTTTGTACGATTCGGCTAGATATTGCGCCGCTTTTTGTTGTCGAACACGTTCAGTACGGTCTAATGCGCCAAACAAATTCAAAGCAGACCCTTTGAAGCCTTTTTCCGCTACATCTTCTTTAGCTACACCCGCAACACCTAATGCGCCTCTAGCCACAATAGCTGTGGGGCTTGGCACTATTGAACCGGTTAAACCTCCAATGGTTCGCATAAGCGCATCATCTGGATACAAAGAATCTGCAACACCTTCAAACGCAGCCGGAATTAAGGTTAAAGCTAATTCTTCTGCGGCGGCAGCACTAAAACCTTTTGCTCCAAGGCCTTGCTCACGGGAACGCCTCCCCATATCTGCTACAAGCTCTTCAACATATTCGCGCCGTTTTATTTTTGCAGTTTTGTCGCCTGTGCCAAAAGATAGCTTTCCAGCATCATCAAGTTTTTCTTTGAGGTTTTTTTGATGAGTGGCTAATAATTTTTTTGATCCAAAGTTCACTGTTTCACTAATAGCAGACGAAGCTACTTTTGTCAGGGGAGAAAAAGTTGCAGTTTCACCTATTACCCTTCCGGCAGTATCATATCCGCGTTCCGAGGGCAGTAATTGACGCTCATCAAAAGTTAAATCTTCTAGATATTCCCCAACCCCTGTTGCACCCACAGCTAAAGCAGCTAATAAGCCGCCGCCAAAAAGCACGGGAGCACCTGCTACGCCTGCTACACCTAACGCTAACGCGGTGCCTACCCCCGCCGCACCGGGTAGGGATGCGCTTACTGCACCCCGACCTACTCCTTGGCCGAAAGTATATAGCTTAGAGCTTTCTAAATCGTCCGCATCGCGGCCAATAAGCTTGGCAATAATCATCTCATTGGTAAAACCGGCTTTTCTTGCACCCGTAACGTCAAAGTTAGCTTTTTCGCTTAATTTTTTGGCAATAGTATCCGTAGCAGTTCGCTCATCAAACCCTTTATCCGATAACGCTACAAAAGCACCTTCAAGATCAAAGTCCAAAGGTTTTTGCATCGACCCTCGGGCTTGTTGCAAAGCATCGCGTTCTTCTTGCGATACATCTGAGATGCCCCTAGCAAGGGCCGATTGTGCGTAAGGTAGTGGAATAGCCATTTACTTAAAGAATTTATCCAGTTCTGCAAACACTTCTTCCGAAGGTAGCAATTTAGTTTCGTAAGCTTTAATAACATTGTCGTATTCAGCTTGAATGGAGTTCATTTGAGCCAAATCCGTCTCTACTTTGGTCATTTCTTTTCGAGTCAAGTTTGAATTTTGTAACAAATCCAACTGATTATCGATGCCCAGTTTCATTGTGTTACGAGCCAACCGGAAATAATCCAAGGCTTCGTCATCTTGCAAAGTAAAACTGTCCGCAGGCACTTGCAAGTTCTTTAACATGCGCTGTAGCTCTACGTTGTCTTTGCCCGGAATAGCCGCCATAAGAGTAGTGGTGGCTATGGTTCCAAGTGTTTCAACTGCTTTTTGCGCCTGCTTTACGTCTTGTGAAAACCCTGCGTCTTTGTCGGCAAGGATATTAAGAACCGTATTACCGGCTGTTCCAATAACACCAGAGATCCGGTCCCGTGAACCAGTGGCCGCGGTTATGTCTTCGATGTCTTGAGTAATGCTGGGCTGATACGAGCGTTGCATTACTTCTGGAAGCATCTCTTGCTGTGTTTTCGGCTGATCCATAGGGAACCGATATCCGGTCACAGGCTCTAAATAACCTTGAGACATGTCTGCTTCACCGCCGTTCGCGAACCCTTGTATTCTAGGCACGGCAAAGCCCGCCTTTTTACGTTGGTCCATAGCGGCCGCTAGTGCCGGAGTCAAAGGCCGTGCAGGCACTTGGTTGCCTACGTTGTCCAATACTACGGTGCCAAACATGTTGTTTAACGATATATCAAATCCGGGGACATCCGCGCCTTGAGCGTAAGCTTGAATAGCTCGATTATTGCCTAGAAGAGTTGTTTGCTCGGCAGTCGTGCCGAACTGTGGCCCTATACCTGCGGCCGCTAAAGACTCATTTACCGCTTGGTTTTTGGTAAACATCATGGCTTCTTTTCTTAACGCTAGATCGGACATATTAATATAGTTTGATATTTCCTTATCTGACCGGGTAAAGAATTGTTGATTCAAACCTTGCTCAATAGCCGAATTTTGCAACAAGCCTCTTTGTGTTTCAATTTCCCGTAGAGTTCTAGCTTCTGAAGGTGTTCCAAAAACGCCGTCCGTTGCGCTATATAAGAAACTGTCCTCGATATTGGGCATGGAGCCTTCTTTCAACGCATATTCTTCTTGCGCAAGCTCCAGCATGCCTTCTTTATAGTTTCTTCTTACGGCGCGATCCGCGTTAGCCTGTGCTGTAGTTGCAAACCGGTTTAAATAATTTTCGGTTCGGGTAAATTCTTGTTTAGCAGCGTTTAGTTCTTTGGCAAAGCCGTTAAGCTGTTCGTTTGTGGCTTGTTGTAACGTACTCTGCAAGTTCAAAGCGTTATTTGAGTTTCGGTCAGACAAGTTGAACTGTTCAAGCTGCCGCGCTATTAGAAGCTCGTGCTCAATTCCAGTAAGCTCAATGGTATTAGCTTGCGTGCGATCTTGTAGCTCTTTTGTTCTGCCGAAGTTACTTTTATCGCTGGCCTCTTTTAAGTCTGCTTGTAGCCCCATCTGCTTTTGTTTAATGACATCTGCTTGGTCCATCAACTTTTCTTGATGTGCGCGGTTTGCTTCTGCGTTAAACCCGTTGAATCCTAATTGACGACGAAATTGGTTGCCTGCTGCGGTTATCTGCGCACCGCTTATTCGTTCAGAAGATCTTAAACGCCGTTCATCAGAAACTGCGCTGGATAAAATTCCCGCAGCTTGTTCTCTTTCTCTTGCCACAGCTTCTTGATCACGTTGCTCCGCCCCAATACCTTGTTGAATGGCAGATAATCGCAAAGCTTGCTCACCTTTACGTTCTCTAGCCAAACGTTCGCCTACGCTCTCTGCGTATTGTTGGCCGACAGAGCCTACCTGCGCTAAAAACCCTCTTCCCGCCATGTTTTCGCCGGTTTTTGGATCTCGACCAGAGGCAAAAGCAAATCCTGCGCGGGCAAGATCTAAGCCTGCTTCACGATCAGAAAAAGCTCGTTGCCCTTCCATATCGTAAGCTTCTTCCATTAAGGTTTGATATTCTTTCGCAGCGGTTCGCGCATCGCGAGGCGCTCTAGTTTGATCAAAAGATTTTTTTAATACATCGTATAATTCCGGATCTACGTCCTTTAGTCCGCGTAGGTTCCCTAGACCGGCGGTAGCGCCTTCAATGTCCTCTCGTATACTTGCGTCCGAAAAAGTTGTACCCCTATTTGGGTCATAAAGCGGATCACCTAGATTAGCCCCGCCGCCTTTCAAAAACTTTTTTACAGCACCGCCTTGGTAGAATTGCTGTACCGGTTGAGCCATAGGAGCAGGAGCCATTTCTGGTGCAGGCTGACCTTGAGCCATCAAAGCGCCTACGCCTTGACCCATTTCTGGAGACATTTCAGTGTCGCCCATCACACCTTGAATTAGTTCACCAACACCACTGTCTATTGCGCCTTCTTCAGTCATCATAATGACCGGCTGAACCATTGTTAGAACAGACTCAGGGGTTCGCATAGCGTCTTCTTCGCCAACAAACGTAGCCAGTTCTTGAACCCTAGCTTCTAGAGGCTGCGCTTTACCGCGTATAGAGTTAATTAGCTCTTCTGTGTTGGAGGCGTTGTCTATGCCGCTCATTGTTTGAGCTAAGTAATCGAGGCCCATTTGTTCGCCTTCTTCTCGGGCACCTAAAATGTCCCCGGCAAGCGCAGCTTCGGCAGGGTTTAACGGCCCGCCTTCCATCATGGCCGGATCTGCCATCCCTTCTTGCATCATAGCGGCTTCTGGTCCCGGCATTAACGCGGCCAAGCCACCTTCTTCCATGCCCCGCGGTATAACGCCGCGGCCCATTAGAATATCTTTTTGAGTAACTTTTCCATCACCACTTAAATCAGGAAAAGCTTCGCCGCCATTAGCGCGAAACAAAGGTCTTTGCATTACGTTCATAATTTATCCTAAAAAGCTCTTGCTAAACCTGCGGCACCTACGGCTAGTCCACCCGCTGTTTGAGCAAGACCGGGCGAAGGAGACTGCTGTTGGAAGACGGCACTTTGTGAAGAAGGTAACGCCTTAGTCATGTCACCAAGGAATGCCACATCCGCCAGAGGCTGATTGTATGCACCTTGCTCTGCTGCGTACTTCGCGTTAAGCACGTTCTGCGCTTGCTGCTGCTGAACACCGCCGTACTGCATTAAGCCTTGGGTGTCCGCGGCGCGTTGCTGTTGCGCTTGTGCGCCTATCTGGGCTTGTTGTGTGCCCAGATTACTTAGCTGTCCGGCTAACTGTCCACTTTGTCCGGCTAATCCAGCAATGCCTTGACCCATTGCGCCTTGCTGTTGTGCAAGGGCCGCGAGTTGATTGACGTTTTGCTGACCGTACTGGCCGTACTGCAAGCCCATTTGACCGCCCTGTTGTGCAATAT